TATTGTTTCGGAATCTCTTGTTCATGTAATTATATAGAGTATAAATACATGAGAGGAGGAGAAAACTATGCTGCTATCACGATCATTCGGTCTGCGACCTGTGACTCACTGTGCAAAGGGTTGTTAGCTACTTTCGTAGCGATCAGCCAATGGATCAATGAGAATTGTTCCAATCCAACTGCAAATAGAAGCTAGAGTCATATCAAAAATAATATTTTGGGTTGGGCTTCCACACATAAAATGTGCGAGGAGTCCAACCCAAAAGCCTAAACAGAGGGGGCAGTGAACTAGCTCGCCTAATTTTTCAGACTTTTTGTCTAAAAATAGTCTGAATGGCTTACAGATCTTGGAAAATACTACAATGTAAGTAAAACCAAAGACTGACAAGCACCAAGCAAGCAGTTCACTCATCTCTGATCTCCATGGGGAACATGTGGCTGTTGGAGAACACTAGCCTATTCTGGTGCCACGAATCTCGACCGACAAGAACACCTTCTGATTCGTGTCGTAGAAGGATTGGGGCAACCCAATTGTCGTATCCTGCTTCATATGCTCTCAAAGTGAGTTCGAGGTCGTAGAAATCCCATTCTCCCTTGAATTGAGTAGGCTTTCTCATGCTGATTGCTTTGAGAACCTTTGCTTTGACTGCCAAGAAAAGGCCATCGAGCACGAGGACGCGGGCGGAAAGTCTTCCATAGTAAGTTGGATACATTTCTGCTCGTGAAGGCCCATGGAAGCAGAAACCTCTGAGCTTGTTTTCCGGCTGCCACCACACACATTGCTTTGAAAGCTTTGCTGCTCCAGCAACTCCAATAAACCCAGCATTTTTTACATTTGCTGCTCGAACAAGCTCTTCCTTGAACTCTTCTGGGCTCATAATTATATCAATGTCGTCGTGACAGAATATAATTATATCATCGTCTTCAGCATTTAAAGCTTTAAAGTTAGATTCATAAGCTTCAAATATTGATTTCTCATTAATTAGTAATTTAACCTCAATATCTACGCTAGATAAATATGAGACTAAACGTTGAGCCGTCTTGCTGAGGATGGACGATCTTGTTGGAATGAAAGCATATATCTTCATGGCACTATTATAGCGATATGGATAAAAAATTAGTAGAAGAATTCAAGAGATGTGCGAGCGATCCTGTGTATTTCATCTCAAAATACATAAAAGTTGTCCACCCGGTCTTTGGTCTGGTCAACTTTAAGCTTTACCCATTCCAAGAGCGGATCGTTCAGGATGTTAAAAGCCACAGATTCAACATACTTCGCAAATTTAGACAAGCGGGTTGCACCACTCTGGGTTGTGCTTATGCTCTGTGGTTTGTTATCTTCAACGCTCACAAGACGGTGGCTATCCTATCAAAAGGCGAGCGAGAAGCAACAGAATTCTTGGAAAGAATTTTAATCATGTATGATGAGCTACCGGAGATGTTCAAAGTTCCGGTCAAAGAGAAGAATAAGCATACGCTACGCTTATCAAATGGCTCTGTTATCCGGTCTAGAGCTTCTGGTAAGCAATCCGGTCGTTCAATCGCAGGTTCTTTACTAATTTTGGACGAGGCTGCATTCATTGAACACATTGACACCATTTGGGCCGCAGTTTACCCAATCATCTCAACTGGTGGTAGTGTGTTTGCGTTGTCTACAGTAAACGGTGTTGGTAACTGGTTCCACACAAAATATACTGAGGCCATGGAAGGTCTTAATGAATTTAACGTCATTGACATTAACTGGGCGGACCACCCTGAATATAAGCGTCAGGAGGGCTTTGAGACGCTCTACGATCGCATGAAACAAAGATCGCCCCCAATAGACGTGGATATGTGGGAAACGATTACACGCAAGAATATAGGCTATAAAGAGTGGCTTCAGGAATACGAGTGTGAGTTCCTTGGAACTGGTGATACCTATATTGATGGTGAAGTTCTGAAACAGGTCAACGAAGACATCGACGAAAAGTATGAAAATCGTTATTGGAAGACTTTACGAGTTTGGAAACAGCCTCATCCTCACTACGATTACTTAATTTCAGTTGACGTGGCTCTCGGTCGTAAGGCTGATTACTCAGCTTTCCACGTCTTTAATTTATATGATGGTGAGCAGGTGGCAACTTATTACTCAAACTCAACTCCCATCAACGAATTTGCAAAAATGATCAAGACAGTTGGCCTTATGTATAATGAGGCTTATGTTGCAGTTGAAAGGAATAATATTGGATCTAATTTATTAGCAAATCTTCAAGAAGTCTTTGAATATGGCAATATTATGTCCGACAGTAGAGGCGAATTGGGTTTCCAGATAACTAGCAGCTTTAGAGAAAGTATTTTGGCTATAATGGAAGAGTATATTCGCCTTCGTAAAGTTAAACTTAATTGTGATCGAACCGTAAGAGAACTAAATACTTTTATCGTAACCGAATCAGGAAGAGTTCAGGCTGACGTTGGACAACACGATGATTTAGTTATGTCTCTAGCTCTTGCTTGTTACGTTATGGAAAAAGAATTAGGCGACATGCTTCTGTCTCATGAACGTCAAGTAAATCACAATGATATATTAGCAAAAGAAGTGTTCTTAACAGGATTACTTAAACTAAATGATAAAAATCAATTTAGAGAGGAAATGAAATGGCTGCTGAAAGATTAAACGAAAGTGAAGGATACACGTCATTTGGGGGATCTCCCACGAGACAAGGCAATACTCCAATATCTACAGGCGTATTCTCCAGATTCTTCTCACGGTTCTTTGCTCGACGGGCAAAACCTGCATTAGCACAACAGTTAGAGCAGCCAGTAGAAACTGATCCATTAACACAAAAACCATTACAGACTTTCATAGGGACTAGAGATACCGGTGATGCTGTTATTAATAGAGAAGTAGGTTCTCTATATGCAGGTGGTCTTCAGAAAGGTATTCCGCTACTAATAGAGCAAGAACTTAATAGAAAACAGCGATACCGTGAATACGAGATCATGGATGAGTATCCAGAGATCGGAGCTGCATTTGATATCTACGCTGATGATAGCACCCAAAAGTCTTTAAAAGGTGAACGATGGGAAGTTAAGACCGACTCTAATCTACTAAAAAAGGCAGTCGATGACTTATTTGATGAACTAAGAATGGATGATTACTTATGGGATATTATTAGAAATACCTGTAAGTATGGAGACTGTTTTATCGAACTTGTCCCAGATTTAATGAATCCAGAAGAAGGCATCAAGAAGATTAAGATTCTAGACCCTAAGTTTATTTTCCGTATCGAGAATCATTATGGTCAACTAATCGGTTTCGCACAACAAATCCCTGTCAAGGCTCAATGGAACACCGGAGGCTACCAAGGAGACACTCTTACTGGTGCCGAATTTATTATGCTTGATAAGGATCAGATTATTCACTTCCGTCTAGCTAACTCAGATCCTGCTTTCTATCCATACGGTAAATCAATTGCAGCTTTATCTCGTCAGACGTTTAGAAGTCTGAAGCTCATGGAAGACGCAATGCTTATTTACCGCCTCTCGCGCGCACCCGAGCGTAGAATCTTCTATGTAGACGTTGGAAATCTATCTTCAAGCAAGGCTTACGACTTCATTGAGAAAATGAAGCAAGCATTCAAGAAAGAAAAGTATTACAGCCAAACGACAGGAAACATTGACGGTCGATACAACCCTCTGGCTCCTGATGAGGACTTCTGGGTGCCTATAGCTGGTTCTAAGTCTAATACTAAGATCGACACACTTCCAGGTGCTCAAAATCTTGGTGATGTTGACGACGTGAAATACTTCAGAGATAAGCTCCTAGCCTCTCTCAAAATTCCAAAGGATTACATTGTCGAGAAGGATCAATCACCTGAACGTAAGGCTAACCTTGCACAACTTGATACTAAGTTTGCTCGTGTCGTTGTGCGTGTCCAGAGAAGCATTGAGATCGGCCTAGAAGCCATTGCAGCGCGACATCTTAAGATCAAGGGCTATCCACGCTCACTGATTGAAAAGATGCGTATAGACCTTCCTGAGCCTTCTGACATGTATATCAAGCGTCGTCTAGACGTTGATGAGCAAAAGGCTCGTGTTGTTCAGGCTGTTCTTGGCCTGCAACTCTTCCCACGCGAGAAGATCTACAAGGATTACTATAACCTCACGGATATGGAAATCAAGGAGATCGAGGACAAGCTAGAAGAAGATATGCAGAAGCAAATGGAGCAACAGCAAGATCAAATGATGGCTCAAGGTATGGGTATGCCAGGAGCACCTATGCCTGGAGGAGCGCCAATGGGTGGTGCAGCACCTCCTCCTGGTCCCGCTCCAATGGATTCCGCAGAGAATGCTCCTCCTACAGAACAACCTCAGCAGGAAAGAATTGAGACACTGAATAAACTCAAAGTTAAGCTTCTAAAAGAAGGAAACACGGAATTAGCAGAAAAACTTGGAAATAGAATTGATGAAATTCTCGAAAGTTAAGGCTTAATTATTATATATACTTATAAATTGGAGTGCAGATATGTTAACAAATCCTTTCGGAAGAAAGAGCAATAAAGTTCAAAAGATCCTAAAACTAGGAGATCAGCTTTCTCTTTCTCTGCGTGAGAACGTCGAGCTTATCGACACGGATGATTCAGTCATTACTTTTATTACTGAATCAGGTAATGTCATTGAGGGGGAGTTTGATTTTGATACTCTTGAGTATTCAAACATCAAAGTTACTTCCGCAGAAGTCTTCGAAAATAGTGAAGCTTTTGATGCAGCAGTAACTAACAAGATTACCGACGTTCTAGGTTCTTTACTTGAAGATAACCGAAAGGAAGCTGGTCACCGGTTCAACAAGATTCTGCACCTATGGGAAGCTCGCTCCAAGTATGACCGTGTAATCGAAAGACTTCACGAGCGTAAGGAACGATACAACCTATATGCTAGCATTGTTGAGAGTGAACAGTTCAGTGTTCTCGACGAGCTTAAGCCACAGCTTATTAAGTTCCTTGTAGAGAACAGGAGTGAGCTAGGCAAGGTAAGAGAAATCTTAAACTCTATCAAGCTCTCAAACACAATCTCAACTGCATTCAACTTACCAGCTAAGAATATTGAAGATCTTCAAGAAAGCACCTTCGTTGTCACTGACCGTAAGTTCGATTCAGTATATGACATCGTTTGTCGCCAAGAACTTATCAAGAAGGATCTTCTAGAGAACAAGAAGGCTTTCGGCTCACTGTGGCTAAACTCAAACGAGGTTAACAGTCTTGTAGAGTTTATTGGGTCAAAGAACGACGCCAAGCTTTCCGAAACTCTTGCAACCATCATCAATGACAATCCTTACTTCGCTCTAGCAACTAAGAAGCAACTGTTCGAATTGGTTGAGAATTCTCTGAGCTTCCAAGATATTGACGCTTTCTCCAAGAAGGAAATCAAGGACTTCGTGTCAAAGATTTACGAAGCTAAGAAGGATGTTAAGGATCTAGTCGTAGAAAACCTCAATGAAAAGTATGGTATCAATGTCCAGAATCTGAAGACGACTCCTAGCTTTGGCGAACTCGCTAAGACTCAAAGAGTTATCTTCGAGTCTCTGCACAAGGTAGCCCCACGCGGGAGCGCACTCAAGACTGCACTTGGAGAATTCTCTAAGGTTCTAGGTCTTCACTCCGGTGTGGATGTTATTGATCTAAATGAGTGGATCGTAGATATCTTCGTGGATTCAGATTACTCAGACATGATCAATGAGACCTCTCTACTCAACTACATGAACTTCGATAAGGTTGCTGGTGATCTCACCAAGATCGGCCAAGTCCTTAAGATGATTCAAGCCGGTATGGGTGGTGAGCTAGGCGATATGGGAGCCATGGGTGGGGAAGGAATGCCTGAAGATGGTCAGTATGAGGCTGACGGCTCTGCTGAAGAAGATGCAATGGCTTCTATGGAAGATGATGAAGAACCAGAAATGGGAGAAGAAGGCATGGAAGATGAAGCTATGCCGGACGACGGAGAAGAAGGAGACCTTCCAGAAGAATCCCCTGAAGAAGCAGCTATGGGCGCAGAAGACGACATGGAAGCAGAAATGGGCGCAGAAGACGACATGGAAGCAGAAATGGGCGCAGACGAAGAAGGCGATAACGCAATGGAGAGCCCAGAAGAAGAAGGAGAAGCTTCCATGGAGGAAGACGAGTTTATGTCTTACCTAGAAGATCTTGAAGGTCTCATCGACTCACTCAAATCTAACATGGGTGTCGGTGGTGAAGAAGAAGGAATGGAAGGCGAAGAAGAGATGGGAGATGAAGAGGGTATGGAAGAAGAAATGCCCGAGGAAGGTGGAGAAGAAGAGGAAATGCCTGAAGAAGAGCCTGAAGAAGATATGGAAGACGAAGAAGAGGACGTTCCTCCTAAGAAGAAGAAGCCTTTCCCACCCAAGGAGTAATGAATGGCATATTCAGCAACCGGAATTCCTGTCGTAGTCAGATATGACGCGGCAGGGAAGCCTACAGGATTTAAAGAATCAGGTGAGCTAAACGTCTCACAACTCAACGTAACGACGGTAAGTGCTACCGTCGTTTCTGCTTCTGTATACACCGGACCAGAAGGAACTCCTACATTTTCTATAGGTAATCTTAGTGATGTAGGAGATGTTGATCTCGATGCAGGCACTTTGCAAAATGACTATGTTCTTAGATGGGATAGTGTGCAAAAAATTTGGTATCCATCCAATGCCATGCCCGTGGTGCCCATTGAACCTGCTACAAATTTTTCTGCTCTAAATGATACTCCTGGTTTCTATTTTAATGATAGACTCCTTAAATCTACTGCGGCTAGTATCCTATACTCTACTTATAGTGAATCAGATATTACAACTATATCATCCACTGTAAACAACTTACCTCTAGGCAATCTTAGTGGAGTTACTCTTGATGACCCACCAGCAGAAAATGATTACTTAAGATATGTCGGCGGTCAATGGGTAAATCAGGCAGCCTCTATCAGCAACGTAGCAAACGCTTTAGAGGTAGAAATCAGGAACGAGTCCGGTGACCAAATCAACAAGGGTCAGGTAGTATTCGTTAGTGGTGTTCACGGAGTTTCAGCTAAAAAACTGAAGATCGGCGTAGCTTCTGTAAACATAACAAACTTAGAAGATAAGCTGATCGGTGTGATGACTGCCGATTTAGCTAACAATAGCGAAGGCATCATGAGAATCTTTGGAGGGATCACTCAACTCAATACAAACCTTTCAGGGATTGAAAATGGGAAAGAAGGATTCCCAGTGTTCCTTGATCCATACACACCCGGATCAATTACTACTATTCCTCCAACTAAACCAACTAGAATCATAGAGATTGGTGTTTTAACACGTAAGGATAATAACAACGGTGAGATATTCGTTAGAATCTTGCGCGGAGGAAAACTCGATACCTTATTCGATGTTGATACTACAGGAAAGGCTCTAGGTGATGTAATCGTCTGGGATGGAACTAAGTTCACGGTTAGTGCTCATGCTGTAAGTGGCTTGCGAGATACTACTATTTCTGCGCCGTCAACGAACCAAGCCCTGATTTGGAATGGCACTAAATGGGCTAATACAACTATTGTCTTGGATCACGGTTCGCTAACAGGTCGAGAAGATAACGACCACCCTCAATACGTCCTCAGCGCAACTAACCAAAACCTTAGTGCTTTGGTGGGGAGCATAGAAACATCGACGACCAACTTATCTTCCTACATAGCAGCCAACGAGTCTACATGGTCAACTGACACAACAGACCACGGTGCTCTAACAGGTCGCTCGGATGACGATCATACTCAATACGTAATTAAAAGCCCAAGCACAGCAGCTAGAAATTTAATTCAACCCACTGCGGATGTCCCAGGACTAACCATCCAAGCCGATCTATCCAACACTAGTCGATTACTAGAGATTAAAAACTCTCTAACGCAAACCGTTGCATATATTGATA